GGTTGGCTACGCAGAACTAGGACGGTTTACACCACTAGCCAAAAACATGATCGCCGAAGCGCGACTGTTACACACAGGAGAAAAACTGTTGGCCGAACATGTCCAGCGCGCTGTTGCTGTTCGCACCGACAACACGATCGTGCTATCAAGCAAACGATCACCTGGGCCAATTGAATTAGCGCGAACAATGGTCTGGGGTATTGGCATGTGTGCCCGTCCAGTTAACAGCGGAAAGCCCATGCTTGTCGCAGTAAATAACTAAGATGATCGCGGCGACCGCGCACCTTGCCTTTTGTCGGAATCGGATAAGTCATGCGCGGTTGCCACTTATATGACAAAGTAGGAACATGGCGATCTTTAACAAAACCAAGAAGGCAGCAATAAGCCCAGCGCCAAGCAAGGCGGCAGCTGCAGGCGGTTTCGCACCTGGTTACTCATCGTCCAATGTTGGCGTGAACATGATCGGCCAGTACTACACCTATCGCGAAGGCGAAGCACGTAACGCGGCAATCAGCGTTCCAACGATCAACCGTGCGCGCGATCTCATGGCATCGGTAATTGGCTCAATGCCGTTGAAAATGTACAACGAAATGTGGAACGGCGACGAAATGGAAAAGGTGTACATCGCACCACGTTCATGGATACGCCGACCAGACCCAACCGTGTCGTTCCAGTTTCTTATGTCGTGGACTCTTGACGACTTAATGATGTTCGGTCGCGCGTTCTGGTACATCACCTCACGCACCGCCGACGGCTACCCTGCCACGTTTACTCGACTGCCAGCAGGATCAATCACGACCACCGACATGGCTGGCCCTGTGTGGTTTGCACCATCGTCGCAAGTGTATTTTCAAGGTGGCGAGATAGATCCAGCAAACCTTGTGCAATTCTTGTCTCCAGCGCAAGGCCTGATTTACTCGGCACCTGGCGCAATTGAAACCGCACTCAAACTTGAAGCCGCGCGCAACCGCAACGCATCGTCAAGCATCCCTGCCGGCGTACTGAAGCAGACAGGTGGCGAACCGCTTAGCGCGCAGGAACTTGCTGATTTGGCTAGCGCGTTTAATGCCGCTCGAGCAACAAACCAGACCGCTGCGCTTAACGAGTATTTGACATACACGGAAACAAACAGCACACCCGACAAGATGCTTTTGATTGAAGCGTCGCAATATCAGGCGTTGGAAATGTCGCGTCTGGCAAACGTGCCACCGTATTTGGTGGGCGTTGCTACTGGCGCATATTCGTATCAGTCTTCACAGCAAGCGCGCGCCGATTTGTATTTGTTTGGCGTGAAACTTTATGCCGACGCAATTGCTGGCGCATTGTCAATGGACAACGTGCTACCGCGCGGAACATATGTTGAGTTTGATGCCGACGAATACCTAGAAGAAAACTTTATGGCCGATCGCATGGACGATGAAGAAGTAGTTGTAAGAGAAAACACTCAAGAGGAGTTAGCACGATGATTAAGTTAATTGCAGGAGATTTCACAGTTGACGCAGCACAAGGCGACACACCACGCCGAACCATCAGCGGAATTGCAGCACCATACAACGTGCCGGCAGTAGTCAGCGATGGAACAGCTGTGATCTTCCGTCCAGGCTCATTGCCAGTTGAAGGCAAAGCACCACGTTTGTTTATGTACCACGATGCAAGCCAGCCAGTTGGCGTTGTCACCGAGCGCGTAGATACCGATCAAGGAATGATGTTTAGCGCCAAGATCAGCGCCACCACACTTGGAAACGATGCCCTTGTCATGGCACAAGACGGCACAATTGACCAAGTATCTGTTGGCGTAAACCCAACGAAATTTAGTTACGACGAAGACGGCACGATGATTATTGAAGCCGCCGACTGGATGGAATTGTCGTTAGTGCCGATCGGCGCGTTTGGCGACATGGCACCAATCACCAAGGTCGCTGCAAGTATCCACCAAGAGCCCGAAGAAGTAGTGTTAAATGAAGAAGTAGTCCCAGAACAGGAGATAGAACCCATGTCAGAAGTAACCGTTTCAGCAGTCGAGGCAACCATCCCAACTGCAGCACTCCCAGCCGTGCCAAAACGCCAGTTTGATTTGCCAACACCTGGTGAATACATGGCCGCTATGCACATTGGTGGAGAAACCTTCCGCAACGTTGCAGCAGCAACAAACGAATACATGAAGTCAAAGCAGACTGCACTTCAAGCAGCTGCAGGCGACATCGCAACCACGAACACACCTGGTCTTTTGCCAGTACCAGTTCTTGGGCCAGTCTTCCAAGACCTCAACTTTATTCGTCCAGTTGTAAACGCAATTGGCGCACGTGCAATGCCAAACGGTGGAGCATCAAAGACGTTTATCCGTCCAACCATCACCACGCACACAAGCGTTGGCGCACAATCTGCAGAATTTGACCCAACATCAGCAACAACGATGGTGATCGCTGCAAACACAATCAGCAAGACCACGCTTGCCGGTCAAGTCACCTTGTCAGTACAAGATGTCGATTTCACAGACCCAGCCAGTCTCCAGATCGTGTTGAATGACCTCGTCGGCGAATATCTCATTGCCTCGGACAACGTGGCAGCAGACGCAATCGTTGCTGGTGCAGCTGCATCGGGAGCAACCTGGAGCGTCACCGCAAACGACCCATCAACGTTGATCTCGGCGATCTACACCGCCGCTTACAACATGTTGCTTGACACCAACTTCCTTCCAGACCACATCTTTGTTTCGCCAAACGTATGGCAAGCATTGGGTGCACAGTTGGACGCAGACAAGCGACCAGTATTCCCATACGTGGGAGCATCTGGCCTCATGGGCGTAAACGGAATGGGATCAGCAAACGTAACCGTGGCAAACACCTTCAACCCATTTGGCTTGAACCTTGTTGCTGACCGCAACTTCGCTGCAGGAACAATGGTTGTAGCACGCGGTGCAGCAATCGAGTTCTACGAGCAAATCCGTGGGCTCATGTCAGTTGAGTTGCCATCTACTCTCGGCAGGAATTTCTCCTACGCAGGGTACGTTTCAACCTTCATCGCAGACAGCACCCAAGTCCAAAAAATCACCGTCGCCTAGTCGAGAGCGGAGCAACCGCTCATGGCCACATACACGGTTACCAACAAGTACCTGTTAAGTGACTACGCCGTACTGCAACTCCTGACCCCATCGGAGATTGCAGTCGGCCAGTCAATTACGGTCGCTGGAGTTGACGCAACATTTAACGGCACGTACACGGTGCGCGCATTGCCACAGTATTTGTTTTTGGGCGTAGACACACAGGGCGACTTGTTGTACGACTACCAAGTGCCTATCGCTGATCAGGTGCTTTACGCGAAGACTGCCGACGATGTTGAGCGCACCGCCGCATCTGGCACCGTGTCGTACGACCCTGTATGCACCTGGGTGACTGCCTCGCAGGTAATGACCTATTTGGGCATCACGATCACCAACCCATCAGATGATTACACGTTGCTCACGCAGTCGGTGTCGGCTGGCAATCAGTTCTGTTATCGCAGGCGTCAGGAATCGGGCTACATAGACTCTCTAACGACCTCTCCTGGCGGTGACGCAACATTGGGCACTTTGATGTATTGCGCCGCTCTGTGGCGCTCTAGGGGCTCAATAGAGGCAACCTACGCCACCTTTGATGGCATGGGTTCAGCACCGCAGCAAAGCCTGACCCCGATTGTGAAACAGCTCTTAGGTATTCCTCGTCCAGCGGTTGCCTAATGGCTTACACCGACCTGTTCAACGAAGCCATTGACGATGTCACGGCCACGCTTACTGCCGTCACAGGTTTGCGCGTAGTAAACGACTCAACAAAAATAGGTCCTAATTGCGTGTTCCTTGATGCCCCTAGTTTTGACACGTTTGCCGGCAACGGCAACATTGTCCGCATGGAATTCCCAATTAAGGTAATCGGCTCAGGCCCGGCAGGGTTGCCGATACTTCGATCAATCCTTGGCATTGTGGCAACCGTTCTTAGCTCACCAATCATTGTTATGGCTGGCCGTCCAGGCAGCCTTGAGATTGGTGGCGCGCTTTACCCTTGCTATGACCTTGACTGCGCAATACAGGCACAAAAAGCATGAGCTTTGTGATCGCATCCGAAAAGGTCGGCAAGATCGGTGAACCATACACGCCAAAAGACGGCATAAACGTTGACGCACTTTTAGCAGGCGGTTTCATCGTAGAAGTATCAACCACAGAAGCAGAAAAACCTGCTAAAACTAAACCTAAGAAAGCATCCAAGGAGTAACCATGGCAACTAGCACCTATCTCTCAAACCCAGTCGTAACCGTGAATAGCGTTGACCTTAGCGACCAATGCACAGGCGCAACCGTCAACATCAACGTTGATCAGCTTGAAGCAACCGCATTTGGAGACACCGCTCGCAAATACGTTGCAGGCCTCGGCTCGAGTTCAATCACACTTGATTTCTATGCCAGTTTTGCCGCCTCAGAAACTTGGGCCAGTTTAAATGCCCTAGTCGGCACAAGCACGACCGTCATCGTTCAACCAGCTACTGGTGCAGAATCTGCAACCAATCCAAAGATGACCCTCACGGGAACATTCTTGGCCACGTTGCCGGTTGTCAACTCGCTCGGTGCTCTTGGAACAATTAGCGTTACATTCAACGGCGGCGTTTACTCAACTGACGTTACCCCAGCATAATCTGACCGCGCACCGGTCCGACACGAAAGCGAGACAAGATGAAACTGCACCTTAAGGTGACATACGAAGTAACGACCAACCTCGTCACACTTGTTGCATGGGAACGACGCTTTAAACGCAAAGCATCAGACATGGCTAATGGCATTGGTGTTGAAGACCTTGCGTTTTTGGCGTGGGAAGCATCAAAGCAAGCAAAAATTGTTGTGCCAGGAGAGTTTGACAAATACATTGCCAAGCTCGAATCGGTGGAAGTGATTGCAGAGGAACTGGAAAACCCTACCCACGCGGAACTCACAGAAGGCTCCTAGCAGAACTGCTAGTCGCTATTTCGTGGGCTCCGCGCTTTTACGAGGAAGAGTTTGACACCGCCGACTTACTTACTGTCACTACTGTGTTAGAGGAGAAGAACAGGAACAAGTGACATGGCAAAAACAGGTATTCAGGTTTATGGGGTTAAAGAAGACCTCAAAAGGCTGAACAAACTTGCCCCAGATTTGCGGAAACAAATACTGCAAGATGCCAAAGCCATCGTTGAGCCTGTCGTTCGCACAGCTGCAAGCGCCTACCCTGAACGATACCTGTCTGGCATGTCTCGAGCCTGGACTCAAGGCACAGCCAAAAAATTCCCTTACGACAAAACAAAAGCCGTCAAAGGAATACAAGTCAAAGTTGACACGCGCAAAAAATCACAGTCAACAATCACAATCATTCAAAAAAACCCTGCAGCAACAATTATTGACATGGCAGGCAAAAAAGGCGGCAAAACCCCAGCAGGCAAAAACATGATCGCTGGATTAACAATGCATTTTGGTGGGCCTAGTCGAGTGATGTGGCCGTCCTACGATCTCAACGCTGATCAAGTAAACCAAAACATGGTGGAGCTCGTTGACACGATCACAGACCAAATCAACGTGGCGTTAAGCAGGAGCAATCTCTAATGGCTATTCGCATTCCCATCATCACCGAGCTTGACCCAAAAGGGCTTGAAAAAACTTTTGAGCAGTTTAAAAAATTAGAGACCAATTCACAGCGCGCGGCGTTCGCTGTCAACAAAGCATTCTTGCCGGCTACGGCGGCGCTTGCTGCTTTGGGTGCTGGTTTGGTTATTACGGCAAAAGCGGCCGCGGCTGATCAAGCTGCACAGGCTCAACTTGCACGTCAGTTGCGGGCAACGACTGGTGCAACTGATGAACAGATTAAAGCCAATGAAGAATTTGTTAGTTCTTTGTCTATGGCGGCAGCGGTTGCAGATGATGAATTGCGTCCAGCGCTTGCCAGCCTGGTGCGTGGTACGGGTGATTTAGCAACGGCACAGGATGCGCTTAAAACCGTGCTAGACGTGTCGGCGGCAACTGGGAAGTCAGTTCAAGAGGTCGCCGATGCGGTAAGTAAGGCTTATGGTGGCAACACAAAAGCAATTAAGGCTTTGTCACCAGAGTTGTTTTCGCTAATTAAAGACGGCGCAAGTGTTGATGAGGTAATGAAGTCACTTGCCAATACGTTTGGCGGGTCGGCAACAACTGCAGCAAACTCCGCTGAAGGTCAATTCAAAAAGTTTGGCATTGCCATGGACGAATTAAAAGAATCCATCGGAACTGCTTTGCTGCCAATAGCAACAAAATTCATTGGCTTTTTAACTGATCTTGCAAATTGGGCATCCAAAAACACCTACTTGATCGTAGGAATTGGAACCGCCATAGGTTTGATTGCTACAGCCGTAGTTGGAGTAAACGCCGCATTTAAGATTTATCGAGCCGCCGCGCTTTTAACTCAGGGCGTCAACTTTTTGCTGGCCACATCATTTACCGCTGTTCAGGTCTCTACGGTTGTAGGAATTGCAACCGCTGTTGCCGCCGCCGCCGCGCTTGCTGTGTACGTCACAAAAATCAAAGGCATTCAAGCACAGCTTGGAGCGCCAACAGAACAAGGTTTTATTGGCCCACAATTAACACCTGAACAATTCGAGACGATGGACAAAGCGTTTAAAGCAACACAAAAACTTGGTGGCGGTGTTGACACCATGAAACAAAAAATTGAAGCCGCAAGAAAAGAACTTGCCGACCAATTTTCTAAAGCATTGGATTTTGCTACAGACAAACTTGAAAAAGCCCGAAAAGCCTATGAAGATTTTGCGGGCACAGTATCAAGTTCTCTAACAGGAGAATTTTCTGTTTCTGATGCTGCAAACGCAGCCAAAGAAGCCGGCACAAGCATCCTTGATCAACTAAACCAGCAAGCCGCTGGAGCCAAACAATTCGGTAAACAAGTTGAGCAACTGCTTAGCTTGGGCATATCAGAAAACGCTTTAAAGCGCGTTCTAGAGGCTGGACAAGAGGCTGGTAGCGCAATTGCCACAGAACTTATTCAAGGCGGCTCAGAAGCCATTACAGGCCCCAATGGCATCAACCAGCTAGTAGGCGACTTGAACTTTGTTGCTGATGCGCTTGGCATTTTGGCGGCTGATCAGTTCTATGCGTCAGGTGTTAAACAGGGTGAAGCATTGGTGCAAGGCATTTCAGACGCCATTGCCAGAGCTCAACTGAAACTTAAAAACCCGAACCTGAAACTGGCAGACCTTAAAGGCATTGGGGCAGCATTCTCGAGCACCGTGTCAAATCTGAATCAAGGCCCGCAAGCCTCACCATCGTTCACAGGCGACACGTCAGGCATCATGGCCAGCCGTAACAGCAATTTTACCGTCAACGTCACAGGCGGACTTGCCACAAGCGCCGAAATTGGCGAAAGCGTAGTTAACGCATTGCGCGCATATTCACGCTCCGCAGGTCCACTACAGATACCGGTTGCATAATGCCAGGCACCGCAGTCCTTGAC